GCACCCGAGCCATTCGGCGGTGTCAACGAGAGATAGGCCGCGCTCGGCCCCGCCGAGTACGGAAGCTACGGGAGGCATCGGCCGGGATCATACGCTACGAGCCTTGATTTTCGCAAGGCCCCGGACAGCGGACGCCGGGCAACCGGCGCCTACAGGTCGCACGGACGTTTCCCGACCGGGCGTCGGCGGAGCAGTTTGTGAGGGAGTGGGACGTCGCGCGGGCGTACCGAGCGGCGGGGCTCAGGGCGCCCCTCTCGACGGTGGTGCCGAGGGCGACCCTCGGGTCGATTCTAGAAGCCTACGTGAGGGAGATAGAGAGTCTCGGTCGGTCAGGGGCGCACGTCCGTACCGTGCGCCGAGTGAAGAAGCTCATCCTCAAGGGCATGGGCGAGGCACATCCGGTTCCGCTCTCGCGCCAGGACCTCGTGGACTTCGCGGGATGGGCCAGGGCGAACACGAAAACACAGGGCGACGCGATCCGTAAGGCGTTCGTCTATCTACGCACGGCGCACCGCCGCGCGGAGCTGCCCGTGCCGGAGGCGCCGGAGATCCGGGTGAAAAGGGTCGGGCGTCGCGCGCTCGACACGACGGCGACCGTCGCGCTCCTCTCCGCGCTCCCCGTCGGCACCGTGGCCCGGGCATTCGCCGAGACGATGCTCCGAACGGCCTGCCGAGAGGCCGAGGCCCTGCGTCTGTGCGTGGAGGACGTGGACTTTGAGCGTGGGCTCGTGCGCTTCGAGTCGCGCAAGGGCGAACGCTCCGAGAGGGTGAAGGCCCAGGACGTGCCGATGGACGATGGACTACGGGCGCAGCTCGTCGCCTACGGGCGGGTGGGGAGGGGCGGAGAGCCCTACTTCATTGTGCGGGGCGGTCGATTCATGACGCATACCTCCCTTCGACGAGCGTTGGAGCGGGCCTCGCGGGCGGCGGGAATCTCCCCGGCGATCACGGGGCTCGGCTGGCTGAAAAACAAGGCGGTGACGATGCTCGGGGAAGTCGGCGTGCGCGCCGAGGTCACGGCGCGGATCGCGAACCACGCGAGCGTGAAGACGACGGAGCGGCACTACGACTCGGCCGTCCTGTGGGAGCAGCGCAAAGCCGGGCTCGCGGCGCTCGGTGTCGCACTCGACCGTTTTTGCACCGCCCCCCCTAATTCCACGGGGTTTTCAACAGGACAAGATAGCAAGGCTCCCGAGACTTCCCAAAGTAGCCTTGCCAAGTCAGAGACTTAGGACGACGCGGCGGCGTAGCTCAGGGGTAGAGCAGGGGTCTCATAAGCCCGTGGGCCGCGTTGTAGTGACGGGACTTACCGGTACGGCCACGACCGAATCGGCACCGGGGCACTCCGCGTGGACCACGCGGCCCCTCATTGTGTCGATAAAAAAGAAGCGCGTCGAGTGCCCGATGGGCCGACAGCACCGGGCACACAGAGAATGGACGTAGCAGGTGAGACAGGCGTCGTCCGCCGTGATGGTAGTGAACGGTAGGTCTCCCAACGGGGGCACCATAAGCGACCTCCGTTGGCGGCTCATGCGATAGCCCTCAGTTTCCTGTCGAGCCGCGCGATGGCGTCCCGCTGCGCCTTCGCCATCCTCGCGGCGAGGTAGTCCTCCATGTAGGAGGCGCGGCGAACGGTGACGCCTCCGTGGCGATTGGACGCCGTGGTCTCCGGCGTCGGGACGGGGTGCTGGCCGATGATGTCCACGAGAAGTGAGAGGCCGAGCCGCAGCGCGTCGATCTCGGTCTCGTCGAGCCTCACGTCGGCGAGGTGATGATGATCTCTCACAGTTGAAACTCCTCGGCCTCGCGCCGCGTCATGAAGTAATGGATGCCGCCCGCACAGTCCTCGCGGCAGTCGTCGCTGTACGCATCGGCGGCGACGGCGAGTCCCGCTTGAAACACCTTCTTCGGGTATAAGTTGGTCATGGAGACCCCGACCGCTTCCTGTGGCAGGACGGCGCCGCACTTGTAGAGCCCCACAACTTCGACGTACTCCGCGCGGCACTTGCGCGACTTCCACGAGTTGATGCGCCGCGCCTCGGCTGGAATCCAGAGCTTCGCGACGATCTTCCCGGAGAGCTTCTTCCAGGCAAAAAAGCCGCCCGTCTCCGGCTGGACGAGAACGGGTGGCATCAGCGCGCCCGAGAGGTCCGCGCACGAGAGGTCCGCGCACGAGAGGTTCGCGCCCGAGAGGTTCGCGCACGAGAGGTCCGCGCGCGAGAGGTTCGCGCACGAGAGGTTCGCGCCCGAGAGGTTCGCGCACGAGAGGTTCGCGCCCGAGAGGTTCGCGCACGAGAGGTACGCGCCCGTGAGGTCCGTGCCCGTGAGGTCCGTGCCCGCGAGGTCCGCGCGCGAGAGGTTCGCGCACGAGAGGTTCGCGCGCGCACCCGTCCATCCGCTTAACCACGCCGCGTGCTTGGCAAGTATGTCCTCTAGTTCTTTGGATGTGGGGCTGGCAATACTCACGAGCTGGTCTCCTTTTTTGGTGCAATGGCGATAGACCGCCAGCGTTCTTGAATGCGAAACGGTTTTTGACGCGGCATCGTGGGCGCCTCGATCTTGATGCCCATGCGCTCGGCAAGGTCGAGCCCGTCGATATAGCGGTCCCTTTCGGGCATCCCTGCCTTGCGAGCCCACTCGGCGCATTGCTTCTCACTCTGGAAGCACAGGACGAGGTAGTAGTCCGCGTCCATGATGTCGGAGAAGAGCGCGTCCTTGCGCTCGCGGATTTTGCGGAACGACTCCGTGATCTGGCGCGCGGTTTCGTCGATCTCCTTCTCGGGCTCGCGCGCCGCGGACTCGGGTGCCTTCTTCAAAAACCGGGAGCTTGCGCCGACGCGCGAGAGCTTCCCGGCATTCGGGTTGACGAAGCGGCTAGTCGCCATGTTTCCTCCAGAAGCGGTCGCGAAATTCGAGCCGCCAAAACTCGACATCAATCAGCGGGAAGACGGCCCGGATGCGCTCCAGGTCGTCCGGGTAGTCCTTGCACAGCTCAGCGATGAAGCGATGGTGGAAGCCGTCGAGACTCCGGCCCCACAGGTGGTAGTCGGGCGGCAGCTTGATTCCGCTGTCGCGAACCTCCGTGAACGTGCGGTCGTTCGACCAGTCGTAGATAGGGAACCACGTCTTCCTCTTGCGGTTGATCGGGCCGTGGCGTTTGATGGTTGTCGAGCGCACGAGGTTGTCGGATGCCCGGATGCCGATGGTTTCCCAGGTGTCTCCGTCCCATCCGTTCTCCCGTAGGAGGGCCGCGGCCTGCTCGTCCGACGTCCACTCGGGGAACGTGACGGCCTCTTTCGCGTGCCGCGGTGGCTGGAAGATAGAGGCGTTGAAGAGCTTGATGGTCTGAGGCGATAGGAAGCGGTGGATCTTCGTCCCGAGCACCTGCTCGAAGTAGGCGAGCGACTCGCGCTCGATCCGCAGATAGCCAGGGAGAACGACGCGGTAGTAGGGGAAGACCTCGAAGCCGTGCCGCTTGAGCTGAATCCAGGTGGCAATGGCGTCCTTGCCACGCGAGAACGCGAGGGCGACCCGCGGCCCGGCCTCTGCCTTCATGGCGCGACAGAGCGCGTCGCTGTCGGCGAAATCTTTCGATCTATCTATCCCCATGCGCCCGCCCTCGACAGTTTGTTGAGGTGCCGGATGCCCGCGAGGCGCAGGTTTTCAACGTCGTCGTCGCCGATGAAGTCGAGCACGTTCTCGCCGTTTGCGGCGATGACGGCGTGGATGGTGACGTCGCCGTCGTCCGGCGGGCAATGGAGGCCACCTGGGTCGCCCCGGCTATACGACGCCTTGACCGTCACGTCGGCGTCGTCGTCCTCACGGAGGGTCGTGCGGAAGTAGAAGTTTGGGTTCACTTGGCTTTTCCCTTCTTCGTAGCTTTGGAAGCTACGGGCGCGGCGTTCGCGCGGGTTTCGGCAAGGACGAAGGGCGACGCCTCTTTGTCCGTGACCCGAATTGGCATCACGAGCAGAGCGGGCTCCTTCTCGTCGTCAAGAAACGCGCCCGCGTTATCGTCGCCATAGAGCACCGGCAGATCGAACGTGTATTTGTCGTTCAAAAAGGCGACGCGGCCGGAGTCCGTTTGGTAGACGCGGCCGGTGGCGTTGGACACATGGGGGTCGCCGCAGGAAAACCGCGTCCGGCGGAACACCTGCAACTTGCGGGCGAGTGCGGGCTTCAGCACGGCATCGACCGACGCCTCGCGGATCTCGTCCACGTTTTCGCCGAGCGCCGCGGCGCACGTCGCCTTGTCCTTGAAAATCGCGGCATTCCGCACAAGCGACAAGCGGAGCGCCCAGTTTCCGTTCGAGACCCACTCGCCGCCCTTGTCGAGGACAATGCTGCCTCCGTTGAATTGTTTCTTGGTCAGTGTGACTGCGTTCATGGTGTCATCCTTTCGTGGCCGCGAGAGCGGCACGGATCGCCAGGGAGACCGTATCCCAAGCGGGCGTCAATGATGGCGTGTCGAGGACTCTTTCGAGCAGTGCCAGAAGTCGGTCGCGTTCGGCGAGAAGCGCGGGTGCATCGGCGAGGAGGCGGGCGTTTGCGTCAACCTCGTCTTGTGACGGCGAGTTGCCCGACGGTGACGCCATGATGGCGACGACGACCCCGTTCATACGGATGACGCGGCGTTGGTAATACTCCCTCGTATTGTCGTCTTCCCATTGACCCTGCGTGAAACCCTTGTGTGTCATGGCGTCACCTCCTTGATGACTACGTAACCTGCGTCGTCGGGGACCATGCCGCAGCCCTCGGGCTCGCCGACCTCCCATTCCTTGCCGATCTTGAGCGTCGTGCAGGGATAGCCCTGGCGCCGACGCCGATTGAGTAGGTGCGCGACGATCTCGCGGGCCTCGTCCTTCTCGACGGAGCGGCCCTCGTCTAGGTCCCATCCCATGCCGCAGTACCCAACGAAGCGCACGCGGTAGAGCGGGTCGGCCGGGGGCGGCTCGTACGGCGGCATGATCTCGCCGCCGCAGTCCCCGCAGTAGACGCCGAGCGGTTCGTCGTTCTCGTTTCGCTCAAACCAGAACACGGCGTCGGGCTCGTTGCCCTCGGAGTCGGCGATCTCCGGGCAGCACGAGGCGATGCACGCGATGTCGCCGTGCTCTTCGCACGGCGGGAAGCGGAGTGCCGTGCAGTCCGGGCAGTGGACGTCGGCATCGTAGGTGTAGGCGATAGGGTCGTGGCTCACAATGCTTTCCTTTCTTGTTCTTCGCGCTCTCGCGCGGTCTGTGGGGATGAGCTGCCGTAGAAGTCTTCGATGCGCCGCTCGTCGGCGCGCTCGTTTGTGTCACCGGAGCAGGCGTCGTGAGCCCATCCCTCGCGTCGGTCGAACGCGCCGAGAACCTCGACGCGCTTGCTCCAGATGGGCTCGTCGCAGAAGTAGCAGTTGGGCAATGGTCCGTGCATGATTTACCTCCAGAAGATTTCGCCCGAGTAGACGCGCCGGACGAACTCGCGGAAGAGGGGGAAGAGGTGACGGCGCCGGATGATGGTCGGGATGTCGAGGCGCCAATACTTCATCGCGAGCCCCACGGGAGCGCCTGCGTATAGCCTGCCGCGATTCTGTCGGCCAGCTCGTGCCACCATTTCGCTCGTGACGGATCGGGCGGATAGCTCTTCTTCGCGGCCAAGTCCGCTTCGCTGCGACACGCGACGATGATTGGCTCGACGTCCGCGAGCGTGGGATAGCGCCAGAGTGAACCGCATCCGCCGCACCGGCAGACGAGCGCGAGGTGCCCTTCCCATACCCGTTGCTGACAGATCCCGACCGCACCCGCAAAGCCGTTGCGGTGAACGGTGATCTCGACGAACGGGTTCTCGCCTTTCACGAGGAGCACTCGTCCGGCATCTTTCGACTCGGGGCAGGGGAGAGAAGTTAGATATCCGGCCCTGGCCGAGAACTGCACGGAGTAGTGGTCCACGCCCTCGGGAGCCGTGATTCCGTGGACGGCGATGGAACGCTCGAACGGGTCGAAGTCGCCGGGCTCGGTGCCGTCCTCGTCGGGGAACGGGAATCGGAAGCGGATGTGCTCAGCGTCCCTGACCGGATTGACGCTCCCGTGTTCCGGGGTGACGCTAGCCGCCTGATCGGCCCGCAGGTAATACATACTCTCGCACGTTCCGATCTTGATTTGTTTGCCCTTGAACTTCGCGTATTCGCCCATGATGTTTTCCTTTCGGTTCGTAGCGTTTACGGGCAGGAGGCTTCGACGGTGCGTGTGTGGTCGGAGAATTGAACGGTGACGAGCAGATGCGACCCGGCGGTAAGCCAGCCCTCGAACTGGCCGGGCACGAGCACGTCGGCGCCGGTCCAGATGTCGGAAGGGCAGCCGGGCGCGCTGGCCGCGGCGAGCCATTCCACGAAGAGCGGCTCGTCGCTGATGTTCGTGATGACGACGTGGGGTTGCTGGAAGGCGTCGCACCCGGCGACGATGGAGAGCGACTCTCGCGGCTCGACCGGAAACGGTTCGACCCTCACGGGCCGATGCGCGAGGACCAGGGCGAGGAGAATGGCGTGCATGGACGTTTCCTTTCGTAGGTAGGGGCGTCGAAGGTTTCGAGCTTCTCTTTTTTGGTCATGACGTTCTCCTTCGTGGATTCGGAAAGACGAAAGAGCGGCGCTCACAACGCCGCCCCGTGAATGTCGATGTCGGGTCTCCTACAGGCGACCCGTTTGCGCTCGATGGTCGGTCGGGCGACTTACTCTCCGATCCCTCGATGCCTCAGACGTTCCGTGTCTTGACGTTCTGCGCTCACGCGCGGCGCATCCTTGCTATCGGATGCACCCCTAGTCTCGGCACGGGCACAGGGCGGCGCCTCTCGGGGCTACTTTGCTCCGTGCTCGTCTGTCTCGGGGGATTCGGTTTCAGTTTTCAAACATCACGGCTGCTAGGCTTCGGCCCCTCGGCCTCTTCTCTCCCGCGCGTCCCGCTCATCTCCGCCGTGCCGTGCGCCTGCTAGGGTTGCACGCTGTAACGTCTGTTACTGCTTCGGCCATCGCGCCCCGCGTGGGGTTTATCGCCTGCCCGCTTTGTAAAAGACCGTGGAGTCGGTGCCTTTCCCGCTCCCTTTAATGGCTACTCTAGCAAGCGTGCCGGGCGTGTCAAGGGGATTCTTTCGCTCTGTCAAGGGGGCGTAAGTCGGGCGCAAGTGGGGGTTACGCGGTGCGTTATAAGCGGCGCGCTCCTGGTCGTCTCGCGCGGGAGCGTTGGCGACACGCCGTAAAATCGAGAAGTCCCTATAGGAGGGATTGAATCATGGCGAAAAAGGGATCGGCGAAGAAGGCGAAGGCGGCTCCGAAGCGCGGCGGCAAGAACAAGGCCGGTAAAGGGCTCCAGCGGGTCGAGCAACTCCTAAGCCGACAAGGCATAGAAGACGCGAGAGGGGGCGACCGGGCGACGGCGTCCCCTTTCGTGTTCTAGGCGCACACGATGAAGAAGAACATCGCACCCACGACCGAGCTTGGCGGAGACACGCTCCGCAAGGCCGTGGCCGCGAATGAGCGGAAAAAGAAACGGGCAAAGCGGAAGAAGCCGGGCGCACCCCCAGGGGAGCGCGGGCCAGGGCGTCCATCAAAGCTCACCGATGAGATTCGCGAAGAGATCATCGAGGCCATCAAGATCGGGAACTACCCGGAGATCGCAGCCGCCGCGGCAGGGATCAGCGCATCCGCCTACTACCGCTGGATGGAAGAGGGCGTGCTCGACGGAGCAGAGCCGGAGTTTGTCCAGTTTCGCGAGGATATTCTAAAAGCGCGGTCCTTCGCGGAGCGGGCAGACGTCGCCCTAATCGACGCCGCGGCCAACGCTGGCACGTGGCAGGCGGCGGCCTGGAAGCGCGAACGCTCGACCCCTGACCGCTGGCGCATGAAGAGCGAGAAGGTCGATGCCGCGGTCACGGGCTCCGTGACGTTCCGAATCGAGTACGTCAACAACTGGCGGGAGGTCGTGAAGATGGACGAGAAGAATCTACCCGCCGCGCCCGCCGCGCCCGCCGCGCTGCCCGAGGCGCCGAAGTAATGGCCCGCGCCCGCAAGCCGGAACCCGTGGGCGAGACCATGACCATGCGCGTGCCCGTGCCGCACCCCGGACAGAGGCTCGTGCTACAGGAGGCCAAACGCTTCAACGTCCTGGCCGCTGGACGGCGCTGGCGCAAGACGAGCCTCGTCAGCCTTCAGGTCGCCGCGATGGAGGCGCTCAAGGGCGGGCAGGTCGTGTGGGGAGCGCCCACGTACGACCAAGTCCGCCTCGGATGGGAAGAAATCGAGAAGGGCGCGCGTGACGTCGCCCTATTCAACGGTTCGACCATGAGCGCGACCTTCCCGTCGGGCGGCCGCATCATCTTTCGCTCCCTGGACGACCCCGACAATGCCCGCGGCTTTACGGCCAACCTCATCTGCATCGACGAGGCGCAGGACGTGGAAGAGCGCGCGTGGTACGAGGTTCTGCGCCCGATGCTCATGGACACGCACGGCGGCGCGTGGCTCTTCGGCACGCCGAAGGGAAAGAACTGGTTCTGGCGCGAATACTCACGCATTACCGACCCGGACAATCCCGCGGCGCGCGAGGATTCCGCCGCGTGGCAGGTGCCCGCGCTCGGCGTCGAGATCACACCGAACGGCCTCGTCCGCAGGCCGCACCCGTACGAGAACACCGACCTGGACTTCCGCGAGATTCAGAACCTCTACGGCACGATGTCCGAGCAACGCTTCAGGCAAGAGATCCTGGCCGAGTTCATCGAGGACGCGGGTGGCGTCTTCCGTGGCGTGATGAAGTGCGCGACGGCCCCGCGCGAGGTCGTGCCCTACCGCGGCACGTTCTCGATTGGCGTGGATTGGGGTCGCTCGCGCGACTTCACGGTCGGCATCGTGGTAGACGTTCGCAAGCGGCAGGTCGTGGACTTCATGCGCTTCTCGCAGATCGACTGGCACGTGCAGCGCGCAAAGCTCACAGAGCTGTACCTGAAGTGGAAGGAACCCGGCGGCGCGGTCGCCGTGTACGCTGAGGACAACTCCATCGGCAACGTGAACATTGCCGAGCTGCGCCGTGGCGACAAAGAGACGGGCTCTGTCGCCATCCCCGTGTCCGCGTTCCTCACGACAAACACATCGAAAGAGCAGGCCATAGACAAGCTGGCGCTGCTCATCGAGACGGGCCGCATCACGTACCCGAACATCCCCGCCCTTGTCAATGAGTTGCAGGCATACGAGTCCACGCGCCTCGCCTCGGGCCGGATGCGCTACTCGGCGCCGGAGGGCGAGCACGACGACTGTGTCATGGCGCTCGCCTTCACGATGGAGGGCCTGTCGGTCACGCCGATCATCGACGACGCGAACTGGAGCCCGATTGCGACGGGCGGCAAGCTCGTCACGATGGGCAAGAACCCCCTCGCGGGCCTGTAGCGCCTAGCTACGGGACTCATAATAGCTTCTCGGAGGACGCATGGGACTTAGGAAACGGATGGCGAGTCTGAAACGCTTCGTCCTCGGGCAGAAGCCGCCGATGCAAACGGACGGCATCGTCACGCCGGACCAGCGCGATAAGTACCTCGTCCCGAGCGGTTACGTCTTCTCGCCGCAGGACGTTCTCTCGTACATCACGCGCGCCGAACTTGGAGACACGCGGTTCCTCTATGCGTTCATGGATGAGATGGTCGCCCGCGACACGCACCTCATGGCCGAATTGGGCAAGGCCAAGATGGCGCTCACGGGTTCATCCGTCAAGATCCTCCCCTATCCAGTCGAGTTCAGGCAGGCGAAAGCGAAGGAGGCCGCGAAGAAGCGCGCCGACGCGGCCAAGAAATCCGCACCGCAGCCACCGGCACCGCCGGGCACCGGCAAGCCCGCGGCCTCCTTCGCTGACCCGCCGACCGACACGACGGCGGCGAACAACCTGCCCATTCAGATCGCGGACTACATCGAGCAACAGCTCACGGCGCCACACGTCCGTCTCGACCGCTGCATCGGCGCGCTGTCGAACGGGATCTTCAAGGGCGTCGGCGGCGTCGAGGTCATCGTCGAGCCGGGCAAGGCCGACGGCGGCAGGGAGCGGCTCAAGGCGCTCAACCCCATTCCTTCTCAGCGATTTAGGTACAACCCGTTCGGGATGGAGCTGCTCTTGCAGCTCACGGGCGACCCAACCGACCTCGTGGCCGTCACGGACTGTGGCGCCCGCATCGCCGTGTGCGTGGCGGACGCGGACAAGCCCTCTCCCGCGCGGCGCGGAATCCTGCGTACCTGCATCGCGATGTGGGTCTCGCGCATGTACGGACCCGGTTGGTGGCTGCACTTCGTCGAGGTGTTCGGCTCACCCATGCGGATCGCCAAGACGGCGTCGAACGACATCGACACCATCAACCTGCTCAAGGCCGCCCTCGAAGAGCTTGGAAACACGCTCTACGCCGTCATCCCCGACACGGCCAAGATTGAGCTGGTAGAGGCGTCCGCGCGCTCCCTGTCTCTCCCGCCGCATCAGACCCTCATGGACTGGAACGCCTCGGAAATCAGCAAGGCGCTCCTGGGTGCCACGCAGACGTCACAGATCCTCTCGGGCGCGGGCTCACAGGCGTCGGCGACCGTCCACATGGACGTCTTCCAGGCGCTCACGAATGCGCGGGCCGTCGAGATCGCGGCCACGATCCGCGAGCAAATCATTATGCCGATGGTCGAGCGCAACTTCGGCCCGGACGCCGCGGCCAAGTATTGCCCGGAGATCGTTCTCTCGACCGAAGGCAAGGAAAGCCTCGACACGCTCGGCAAGTTCTGCCAGGCGATCAAGGCGGCTGGCGGCGGCAAGGCCGTCCCGCTCAGCTACATCAACGAGATGGGCGACATTCCCGTGCCCGAGGAGGGCGAGCCTACGCTCGACGATGCACCGCCGCCGTCGAACATCCTGCCCTTCCCGCCGGGCGGCGCGGCTGGCATGAAGCCGGGTGTCGGTGCCAAGCCAGGAGTCAAGAATGGGCCGGGCGGCGTCAACGCGGAACCCGTGAACGGCGACGCCACCGGAGGGCGCGCGGGCGCCACGGACGAAGAGGTTGACGTCGCCGGGTTTATGGACGCGGTCGAAGCGGCCCTCCAGCGTGCCGTGAAGACGGCACCGAAGGGCGCGGGCGAGGACATCATCGCGCCGGTGCGCGCCATCATCGACCGCGGCGTGAAAGAGCACGCATCGCTCTCGGCCATCCTCCACCAGATCAAGGTTCGCGTAGGGCTCGCGGTCAAGGCACCCGAGACGAAAGACCTGCTCGCGTCGGTCATCGCGGAGGCGCGGTTTCGTGGAATGCAGAGCGCCAAGTGAGCAACGACTCCTCGGCACTTCCGCATAAGGTCAGAGGTTCTGTGTCCGAAACAGTCTACGTCTGCGACCTGTGCCAGGACTCGGGCCTCACGCTCGTCGTCATCAAGGACGCGAACCTAAACAACTTCTACGTGACGGGACCCTACACGCTCGAAACCTGCCCGAACTGCAAGGGCATCACGGCGGCGATCTACCCATGACCGACGAAGAGCAGGTGGGGTTCGAGAAGCTCGTGCACGTCGAGATGGATGCCGAGCCGTCCATTCCCGACACGGGGCCAACGTGGTTCTCTGGCTACGGCGACACGCTCTTGATCCTGGTCTTCTCTCTCATCCTCGCCATCGAGGCTATCTACTTCGCGGGCAAGTTCTTGCGTGGCTGAGAACAGCCCACTCCTCCAGGCCGTCCTCGACCGTTGGGAGGCGCGCACCGCCGCGGACCCCGAGTTGATGGCGCTCATGGGCGAGGAGCTGCGCGGGCTCGCGTTCACCCTCGCCGACGTGTGGGACGAGAAGTTCCTCGAAGCAATCCAAGAGACGCTCTCCGACAGCATCGCCGAGGGCGAGGGAGTGGCCGACTGGACGGCGCGCGCCCAACAGGTCCTCGACGCCTTCGGCTCCCAAGAGACGCTCGACGAGTACGAAGGCGGGCGGTTCTCGCCATCCTACGCGGACCTCGTCTTCCGCCAGAACACGATCTCTGCATTCAACGCCGGGCGCTACGCCGAGATGTTCGACCCCGAGCGCGTGGACAGCGACCCCTACTGGATGTTCTCTACCGCGGAGGACGAGCGGGTCTGTGACATCTGTGGGCCGCTCGACGGCAAGGTCTTCCGCAAGGATGACCCGGAGGCGAACAACTTCCTACCGGGCGTCCACTTCCAGTGTCGCTGCATGGCGATTGAGCTTGACCAAGAGGCGCTCGACAAGGGCGAGTACGACGTGTCCTCGGGCAAGGGCGTCAGCTACGAGGACGATAATGGTGACACGACGCAGGTACGGCCTGCCGACGGCTTCGACGTAGACAGGCTCGCCCAACTCCTTCCCGACGCTTTCAGGAGGCTCGCAGGTTGAACGAAAAAGACACCATGTACCTCGAAGGCTTCGTGGCCTTTGCCGGGACAGGGGACGAGATCGCCGGGGCGCCGGTTCTGCGCCGAATCCAGATCATGCCGCGCGGGCAGGCCAAGATCCGCGATGGCCGCAAGTGTCTCATTACACAGAGCGACATCGACAGCGTCATGGCGTACTATGAGGAGCAGGCAAACGAGGTTGCGTTCCTCGTGAACCACGGCGAGGACGCCAAGTACGGCGGCGAGGCGGTCGGCTGGATCAAGAAGCTGGAGCAGGACGCCATCGGCGTATTCGCCTACGTCGAATGGGACCCCGAGATCACGCCAAAGATCCGCTCGAAGAAGCTACGCTACGTATCGCCCGGCTTCAAATACAAGCTCGACTCGGCCGGGAACATGCGGCCCGTCTACTTGCGCGAGGCGTCACTCACGAACGTCCCGGCCATCGACCACATGCAAGAAGCCGTAGCGACGGAAGGGGAGGCCATCACGACCAAGCTCACGGAGACACGCAGCGTCCAGATTGGCGCGAACGAAGGGCGGCTCGACACCTCGACCTCGCTCTGCGACGCGCACAAGTCGTCCATGTTCGACCTCACCGGAAACATCAAGAGCTGTGCTGCCTGTCAAGGCAAGCCCGACTTCGCCGACCCCATCGAAAAGGAGAATCAGATGGACGAGAAAACCGTCGCCGCCCTCAAGGAGAAGCAGGACGCGCTCGAAACGCAGTTCGCCGCCTTCACCGAGAGCATCACGAAGACGTTCACCAAGATGGCCGAGGACATCGAGGCCAAGATCATGCCCGGCCTCAAGGCTTCCGCCGAGAAGCACGCGGACGCGAAGCTCGCCGAGCAGCGCAGCGAAGACGCCTACACGGCCATCCTCGACGCCGCCACGGCGGAGGGTCGCCTCACGGCGGCGCAGCGCGACACGTTCACGGAACTGACGGCGGGCAACCACAAGCCCGAAGCCGCCGCGAAGTTCATCGCGACGCTCCCGATCACGGCGCCCGTGGGTAGCAAGCTCAAGGCCGCCGCGGACCCGGACCTCACGACCAAGACGGAATCCCGCGTCGAGTTCATGGATCGCGTCGTCAAGTACGCGGACAAATTCAATACCACCATCATCGCCGCCGAAATGATCCTCGGCGCCGAGAAGAAGTAAAGGAGCGACGCGATGCTCTCCGGCCTCCAGCCCTTCGGCCCCTTCACCTTCGTCACCGGCGCCACGGCCCTCGAAGAGAACTGCCTCGTCGAAATCTTCACGGACGGAACCGTCATCAAGTGCGGCGCCGACCGCGTGCCCATCGGCTTCACGCAGTACGCGAGCGCCATCGGCGTCACGGCCACGATCTATCAGGCCATCGGCGAAGCCACCGTCAAGTGCGGCACCGGCGGCTGTGCCATCGGCGACTACCTCAAGTCCGATGCGAACGGCCACCTGATCTGCAACGGCGCGTCCGGCTCGACCGTTAACGACGCCAAGACGGTTGCCGTCGCCCGCTCCGCGGGGACGAACGATGGCGACATGGTCAAGGTCTTCTTCATTCACGCCGCGTAACGAAGTAGCTACGAAAGGAAGCAAAGCAATCATGAGCGAACCGACCTTCAAGGGCTACTTCAAGAAGAGCCCCACCGCCATCACGGCGGTCGATCCCGAGCTTGCACAGTTCATGGCGAAGAAGCTCGCCGGATGGGGCCAGCTCAACGACTACGTGAAGTCCCCCGAGGCCCGCGAGGCCATCGTGAACTTCGCGTCCCTCCCGGCCATGCAGCCGACCTCTGCGTACCAGCTCGGCACCGGAGTCGGGTTCGTCCAGGCGCCGGTCATCGGCGACTTGCTCCTGCCGCCGTGGGTTGGCGGAGCGAACGAGCAGGCGTCCTATGCGGTCTTCGGCGGCGAGAAGTTCGTCTCGGACAACTCGCTGATCGCGCTCGCGGCCAAGCCCCGGCGCGTCGATGTGACCCTGAACTGGACGAACGTGAAGCTCGACGTCTTCACGCTCGAAGTGGCGACCGACCGGCGCGAACTGGACGCCGCTGGTCTCCTTCCGATCAGCCTCGACTCGTACAAGCTGGACGTGCTCAAGCAACAGCTCGTCAACGAGCGCGAGAAGGCACAGGCCGCGTTCATCCTGAACGCGAACAACTATGCCTCCACGAACAAGGCGACGCTCGCGGGCTCGGGCACCGACGGTACGGCCCCCTGGTCCGACCCGAACGGCTACCCCATCGACAACGTCTACAAGGCGAAGGCCAAGATGCGGAAGTCGAAGACGCGGCGCCTTCCTGACACGTTCTGGATGGGCGACGACGTTTTCCAGGCGCTCTCGTTCAACGCGCAGATCAAGGAGCTGGTCAAGTATAGCGGCACGAAGTTCGACATCGGCACGGGCGTTCCGGCGTCGGCCATTGCCGCCCTCTTCAACCTCCGCATCGTGATCGGCGGCGCGGGCACGACGCCATTCGCCGGTGGCACCCCGACGGACGTGTGGAGCAACTATGCGGGTCTGCTCGTCGTCGCGCCGGGCGAAGTCATCACGCCGCGTTTTGGCATCACGGTCACGTCTGCCGGGTATCCCCTGGCTGGTGCGTACGAGGACAAGACGGTTGGCCCGAAGGGCGGCACGGTCCAGAAGTACGCCGACGCTTGGTCCCTGGAGCTGACGACCCCCTTCACGAACGGCGTGAAGGACACGACGTCCACCGCGGGCTATCTCTGGACGGGCGCTTCCGCCGTCCTGTAAGGCCCACCGACCCTTTCCCTCTCGGGGGCCGACCGCGTCTCGTTTCGCTTGACAGGTCGGTCCCCTTTCGCTCTGTGAAAACCCAAGAGGAGACCCCATGACCCAAACCGATCAGATCATCGCTATCGCCTCTGCCGCTTGTCCCAAAACCACGTTGGATGGTGCGGCAATCACCGATCCCGCCGCCTATTCGCTCGGCATCCTTCAGCCCGCCATCAACAAGGCGCTCAAGGCCGGGAAGACCCCGCAACGGATCGCCGCAGTTCTCGTGAACATGGTGCAGCGGGAAGGGTGGGTCCACGCCACGGGTGAGTTCTCCGACACGGACCTCCTCGACGGGCTCGGCATGATCGCGTCCACGGCGACGCCAGGACAGGCACCCACGCCGAGCGCGGCGGACATTCTCGCCAACGCCTCGAACGGCGCGAATATCGCCGAGGCGCAGGCGAGCTGTGGCTTCTACGGCTTCGACGGAATCAAGCACGGCATCGACGACCCCGACTACGCGGCCGCGCGTACGGCATTCCTCGGTGACAGACAGGTCACGGGCACGCTACCTCCCGACCCCACGTTCGGTGTCGGCCAGTGGAACGGCGTCGAGCGGCGCTCGGGCAAGGACCGCCGCGGCTCGCAGACCGTGTTCGGCAAGCCCGGATACTGAGTATGAAGAGGCCCGGGCCTGCCCTTTGCGTCGTCGCCCTCCTGGCGACGTTCTGCCTGATCCCGTCCCCGAGGCACGAGGACGGCATCGTCATCGCGGATCAGTCCGTGACGACCATCATGAACGCGCAAACCGTCGTCGGGCCGGGCATCGCCTCGATCTACACGGCGGTCACGCCCACTGAAGATCCGAAGTCGAGCTTCTTCTTCCAGTACCACGGCAGCTCGCAGTACGCGAAGGCTCGCCTCGAAATCTACAACGGCTCCACGTGGAAGACGCTCCACGACTTCGCGCTCACCGATGAAGTCTTCCGCTATCCCGTTTGCGGCGTCTGCCAGTTCAGGGGATACGCGACGTTCGCCTCCGCGACCGACACGAGCACCATTACCGTGATGCTCAGCGGCTCGTCTGTGGCTGTCGCCCCGACCTACACGATCACGCCCACGGGCACGTCTACTCCGGTCGCGACGGCCACTCCCGTAAACACGCCCACGAACACGCCGACCAATACGATGACGGCAACCCCGGCACCCCCGACCCCGACGCGGACGCCCACAAACACGCCGACCGCCACCCCGACGTTCACGCCCTCGAATACGCCCACGGCGACTCCGACCGTGACGCCTACCCAAACGGCCACGAATACACCTGTCCCGCACGTCCTCACGCTGAACATGAACCTCGCCGGAACCGGAACGAACGACGAGGTGGCGACCGTCAGCGGAGCCTACGGCGGCACGTGCGGCCACGGCCTCGCCTGTCAGTTCACCATCCCGAACGGCGCGACCGTGACCATCACACAGACGGCCGGAAGCGACGCCGGAACCTGGAGCGGCACCTCGGGCTGTACGGGCGCCACGTC